CATTTTTTTCTCTTTTCTCTTGATGATGTTTCTATTGTAGGGGATAGGTCTGACATTTTTTGCGGGGCAAAAATTTTACCAATTAGGGGTCATTCCCCTATGTGCCTCGCAAGTGTTATTTCCCGTACCGCTAGGGATAGGGCAGAAACAGATTACGCAAGCAATTTGGATTGCGTTAGGCGTTGCTAGGGCTAATTCCAATTCAACGCTATCCGCAAAAGATAGTTCGTTGATGTCGGTACGGCTAACGCCATTTTCGTCTAGGTTGATGATTTCAATGAAGCCCATTTTTTTTCTCTTTTCTCTTGATGATGTTTTAATTGTAGCAGATGGCACTGACATTTTTTGACAGCGACACGCCAGAGAATTTTGCGGGGCAAAATTTGAACAAATGTTCAAATTGGCGGGGCAAAAATTTTACCATAGGGGTATGACAAAAACGGTTAGCGACACGCCGAAAAAACAAAAAACATTGGATACAATTTAATTCCAAAACACTAGCCAAAATGCAAAAAAATGTCGGTGATGTTTGCTACAATTAAGGCATAACCTAAGAGAAAAGAGTCCCAAATGTCACTTTATTCATACAACCCTAACGGTCAAAAGGTCTATGACTTACTAAAAGATTGGGATGCAATTTCATTTGCTTGCACTATGGCAGAATTCGCACATAGCCCATTTTCAAATGACGATTGCTCTTACACCATTTCCAAATGGTACAAATTTTGTGATGAGGTTGCAGAATGGCTACTTTATGAGGATGAGGCACACGCCAATTCTTTAGGCATTTTTACACCTAGCGAATGTGCAGAATGTTTGGGTAAAGGTTGGTTTGAAAACCCGATTGAACATAACAGTTATTGTACGCAAGCATAAAACGCTAATGCGTAATAGTGTGCCTATGGGCACACTATTTTTTTTTGCCTACGCACAAAATTTTTGTATCATACAAAAAAAATAAATATTAACATTTTGATCAAACTGAATTATATGTGACCAATCTCACATTTATAAGGTGGGCGGGATCTAAAAAGAGTTATAAGCCACAATTAAAGCAGCTATAGTTAATACAACAGGTAAGAACATATCCCTGAGTGGCATTTTGTGACGAATAATGTCTTTTGATACGCTAAATATCACACAACTTAGCAAAAATAGGTAAGCTAATGTCAAAATAATCATAATTTTCTCCTAAAAGTGACTATATTAATAAATACTGGTGTATTTATTAGTTATATCCAAGGCTAATATTCTCGGAATTGATGCTGTTCCTATTAAAATTGGCGGGATTTGAAGAACAATCAACAACATGGGCATCAAACTTATCCATAATACTCTTGTCAAACGGAATTACTACTGACATTTTGTAATTTTTACAAATTTTACACTCTAAATAGCCTACTTTGGTCTTTGATACCTTATTCATCTTCTAATTTCTCCAATAATTCTTCATTTTCGTCTATAACGACCTTAATTGTATCATATAATCTATTTTTTCGGCAAGAAAAAACATGATTTTCGTAATCTTGAAGTTGGCGGGATGATAAAAAGAAGTATCCCATAATACTAAAGTCATCACAATAGGGACATTTGACAACAACATAATCATCCTTATTAAATACAATCGGTGATTTCATATTAATCATCACCTTTTTTATTTTTTTTACGAACAGGACATTTATCTATATGAGTTTCATATGCAAGTTGTGCAGAAGCAGACATTGGCTCTTGAAACAGCATCTTGTATTCCAAACAGAACGGACAAAGAACAATTTTTAGCTTATTATTTCCCTGTGTATACATGAGTAAGCCACCACAACAACAATAATATAAAAATTACCTTATTCATCTTCATCAATCACTAGGGCGGGATCTGGAGACAGGACCTTTCCTGACTCATGTAAAGAAATCATACGATCTACAATAGCCTGATTACTATCACCTGATGCAATGAGAGTCAATAGGTCGTATATGCGAAGTAACTGGATATACATGCCTCCTAGAAGCTCATATAACGCCTCAGAATTTATTTTGGCGGTATCTTGGATATTTTCCTCTGACTTTAATTCAGACATTTTCTACCTCGTTTACCAAATTAGTTATTTGTTCATACATCTTTAATCCAGGTCTTAGTCTATACTCACATGCATAACAACGAAGCGTCAAATCTTCTTTTTCATCAAAGAAGGGAACAAGTGTCATATGTTCCTCATCTACCTTACATTTCAACTGTGGAACTTTTCCATCAAGAGATAAAAGATAGTATTTAACAAAAATCTTTTTGTTCATAATAATATATATACCTTAATATAGATTATATAATTTCTATAACTTATATATTTATATAGGTTATATTATCTTATATATAAGAAAGTATAATAATAAAATTAAAAATTGTCAAATTAAAATTTATATTTTATAATTGAGCCATGAAAGTTTCTTTTACAGGTGCTCCCGAATATATGTATGTTGCTCTAGGATATGGTAACGCATCTTGGCATATTTTTCAAAGTATGAAGAAATTAGGTTTAGATCCTGTGGTTCGGGATAAACAAGCAGATATTGGTATTTCTTTCTGTCCACCCGCTCAATATTCCTTCGGCGAAAATCAATATAAAATTGGTTATACACCTTGGGAATCAACAGAATTTCAACCAGATTGGCAAGAAGGTTTAGATTTATGTGATGAAATTTGGACTACATCGCATTGGAACAAAAAAATCTTTGAAGCAAAGCTAGATAAAGAAGTTTTTGTTTATTTGCATGGAATAGATAAACAATTTGCACCTATGAAGCGTAAATGGGACAGATCTCAACCTTTCACCTTCTTGCATATTGGCGAGCCATTTAATCGTAAAGATGGTCAGTTGGTTGTGGATACATTTGCAAGACTTTATGGAAACGACCCCCGCTATCGCCTAATTATGAAGTGTACCAAATCAAATATGCTAAGTTTGATGAATATGCCTCCGAATTTAGTTTGCGACAACATCATCATTAGAAATGATGTCATTTCTCGTGAAGAACTTATAGACCTATATGCTTCTGTTCAATGCTTTGTGTATCCATCGTGGGGAGAAGGTTTTGGATTTAACCCTCTTCAGGCATTAGCTATGGGAATACCAACTATTTGTACCGCAGAATGGGCGGAGTACAAAAATAGAATTACCCTACCCCTTGACTCAGAACCAGCATGGTCTCCTTGGCAAGAAGTTCATCCAGGATATATGGTAAAACCTAGTGCAGAACAACTTGCTCAGCATATGATTGAAGTTGTAGAAAATTACGATAAATATTGTGCAGTAGCATTTAAAAATTCTCTTAAAGTTCACCAAGAATATGATTGGGATCTTGTTACAAGACCCGCTGTCGGTAGACTAAAAAAAATAAAAAAATCTAGATTTTAGAAAAAAATAATGTTACACTAGAAGCCTAATTAAAAATGAAAAGGTGTGTGTATACATGAGCGGGATTGAAAATCCTTATGAAAATTTTATTGCCCTAAGCCGTTATGCTCGTTGGCTTAGTGAAGAAAATAGACGAGAAACTTGGTCAGAGACCGTAGATAGATATTTTAATTATATTCAAAAGCATTTAAAAGAAAAGCATGGCTATGTGCCAGATGAAAAACTTGTTGCCGAATTAAAACAATTTGTATTCGATAGAAATGTAATGCCTAGTATGCGTTCGGTTATGACCGCAGGTACTGCGTTGGAAAGAGATAATGTTGCAGGATATAACTGCTCTTTTCTTCCTGTCGACTCACTTCGTTCATTCGATGAGGCAATGTATATTCTTATGTGTGGAACAGGGGTGGGTTTCTCAGTAGAGAGTATGTATGTAAATAAACTTCCAGTTGTAGCAGAAGTATTTGAAAAGACCGACACAATTGTTGTTGTAGAAGACTCAAAGGCTGGGTGGGCTAAGGCTCTTAGAGAACTTATTGCTTTGCTTTATCAAGGTCAGATTCCAGCTATTGATGTTTCTAAGGTTAGACCAGCAGGTGCAAGACTAAAGACATTTGGTGGTCGTGCATCGGGTCCACAGCCACTTGTAAACCTTTTTGATTTTACAATTAGAACATTTAAACATGCTGCAGGTAGAAAATTAAAGCCAATTGAAGCGCACGACATTATGTGCAAAATTGGTGAAGTTGTAGTTGTTGGTGGTGTACGCCGTAGTGCTATGATTTCCCTTTCCGACCTCAACGATCACGATATGGCAACTGCAAAAGCGGGTGCTTGGTGGGAAAATCATCCGCAAAGAGCCTTGTCAAACAACTCTGTTGCATTTGCTGGTAAGCCAGAAATGAATGACTTTATTGCAGAGTGGAAGTCAGTATATGATTCTAAGTCTGGAGAGCGTGGTATTTATAATGTAAAGGCTGCACAAACACAGGCTGCAAATTTTGGTCGGAGAGACCCAGAAGTGCATTATGGAACTAATCCCTGCTCCGAGATCATTCTTAGACCGTATCAATTTTGCAACCTATCTGAAGTTGTTATTCGTGAAGATGATACGGTTGAAAAGATTGCTCGAAAAGTAGAACTTGCCACTATACTTGGAACATGGCAGTCCACACTTACCGATTTTAAATATTTGCGTAAAATCTGGAAAGATAATACAGAAGAAGAGCGTCTTCTTGGTGTATCACTTACTGGTCAATTTGGACACAAGTATATGTCTGGTCAACAAGGTCTTGACAGACTAGCAAAAACTTTAGATTTTCTTAGAGAACTAGCAGTAACAACAAATGTTGATGAAGCGCAAAAAATTGGAATTAATCCATCTGCAGCAATTACTTGTGTAAAGCCTTCTGGTACTGTTTCTCAGTTGGTTGGTGTATCTTCTGGTATGCACCCTTGGCATAGCGAATATTATATTCGTACTGTTCGTGGAGATAAAAAAGACCCACTTACTCAATTTCTTGCAGATTCTGGTATTCCCGCCGAAGATGATTTTATGAAACCTAACGATACCACAGTATTTTCATTTCCAATGAAAGCTCCAAAAAATGCTATTAAAAGAAATGATTTAACAGCAATTGAGCATCTTAATGTTTGGCTAACATACCAAAGACACTGGTGTGAACATAAGCCATCAATCACAGTTTCCGTTCGTGAAGATGAATGGATGGAGGTTGGTGCTTGGGTATACAAGCACTTTGATGAATTATCTGGAGTTTCATTTCTTCCGTATTCTGAACACACCTATGTACAAGCACCATATCAGGATGCTACAAAAGAAGAATATGAAGAGTTTGTAAAGAAAATGCCTAAGCATATTGCTTGGGAAAATCTTTCTTTATATGAAACAGAAGATAATACTACTGGTTCTCAATCACTTGCCTGTACAAGTGGAGAATGTGAATTGGTAGATATTGGATCTTAATGTATAATAGATTCATACCACCCGCCTCCTATGGGGGCGGGTTTTCTTTTTGCTCACAAAAGTGGTATAATCTTGTTATAAATCTTATGGAATGGTCGTGGCATGGCAACTAAAGCAAATTTTGAACATATTCAGGGAGATAATTTCCAACTGAATATTACATATTATGATTCAAGCGGTAGTACCGTAAATCTATCGGGCTATTCTGCCATACTTGAGGTTAGAGATCAGCCTGGTGGTCAGCTTTTATGCACTACTGCCTCTATTGGTTCAATTCCATCAAGTGGATCTTATTCTGGATTATATATCTCTACCCCAAGTGCATCTACTGGGACATTGATTATTAATCTTCCAGGAACCGAAACAGCTAATTTCAATTACCCACGGTCATCATACCAGATTAGAGTTCAAAGTTCGGGTGGAATAAAAGATACCCTTGCTCATGGATGGATTTCTGTAGATGCGGGTACAATTGACATATGAGCGATAACTATTCCATAATTCAACCAATAGTTCATACAGTAAGTGCTACTCAGGTAATTAATACTGTTGTAGTTACATCTCCAGGTCCACAAGGTCCAGTTGGAGAATTTCAAACTGAGAACATTCCTGTTATAAATCCAATTACAAATACATCTGGAAGCATTGGGTTGAGTGCTTCTTATATTCCTGCTAGTGCTACATATTCCGCAAGTTCTGGAATTTCTGCATCAACCGTTCAAACAAACTTTTCTAATTTAACTATATCAGGCTCACAAGTTGCTACACAAGCCTATGTTCTTGCAAATATTCCAGCATCTGCACAATATGCAGGAAGCGCAATATATTCAACATCTGCTGGTTATTCAGTTAATTCTGGTTCATCACAAAACTCTATTACATCTGCATCATCAGTAATATCAGGTTCAGCTCTGGTATCCTCAAGTGCCATATACTCAAGTTCTTCAAATCATTCTTTATCCGCAGACTCATCAATTTTATCAACATATGCTACATATTCTAGTTCATCTAACTATTCAATTAACTCTGGAAGTTTAAATGGACAACCAGGTTCCTATTATGCTCCCGCCACATCAAGTGTAAGAATTGGCTCTACAACAATTCCATTAAATACTACAACTGCATCATTGGGTCAGGTTTTAATAAACAATAGCTCTTCAGTGTTATCTCCATTTTTAATTCTTAATAATACTGCTACGCAACCATCAACATCTCAGGGCACATTTTATTATGAAACAAATACTTTTAGCCCAACAGTAATTACCGATACCACTAGCCCAATTCACATGCTTCAGCAAGTTATGATTCGTGCGGTAAATGATAGTAATGCAACTATATTAAAGGGTCAGGCTGTATACTTAAGTGGCGCACAAGGAAATAGACCAGCAGTTAAATTGGGAATTGCAAGCAGCTCTACCCAACACGATATTATTGGTCTGGTTTATGATAATATTGCAGCCCATCAAGATGGATGGATTATTACTCAAGGTCTTATAGAGGGAATAGACACAAGAAGCTATATTGAAGGGGCATACATTTATCTTTCGGCAGCAAGTGCTGGATATCTTACTCCTATTGCACCAGGATATCCAAATTATGATTATGTTGTTGCACAGGCACTTAACTCAACTCCAAATGGCAAATTACTTGTTGAGCCATATAATGCATATAATCAAGTTAATGTTAATGGAGCAATTCAATTCTCTGACTCCTATAGAACGGTTGGCTCAGGAAACGCTACACTAGATTTAAGTGGCAATGCTTCTGTAACAACTTTAAATATTACATCTTCTGCAAAAACATTAAATCCAACAAGCGGTGCTTTAAAAGTTACAGGTGGAACAGGAATTTCTGGAGATCTTTATGTTAATGGAAATATTAATGTGGCTGGAAGTGCATTTTTTGGTGGAAGTGCTGTATATGTTAGTGCATCTGAACTTATAATATCAGACCCATTGATTTATTTAGCAGAAGGAAATGTTGCTAATGTCTGGGATATTGGTTTTGTTGGAAACTTTACTCCAACTGCATCAGGATATCAACATACTGGATTAGCTAGAGATCATACAGATGGAAAATGGAAACTTTTTTCTGGTGTTGTTCCAGAACCTACAAACACAATTAATTTTGCATCCGCCACATATGATACATTAAAACTGGGAACAATTGAAGTTTCATCTAGTGCTCAAGTTTCTAATTTTAATGCACAATATTTAAACGGTCAACAAGGTTCTTATTATATTTCTACGGCATCAAATGCAGCAGTTTCTTCAGCATCCGCATACACATCAAATGGTGTTTGGAACAATGTAAATGCCTCCGTTGTATATTCAACAAACTCAGGATCTTCAAATTATTCAACTACTGGAGCAAGTTCAACCATTTCTGCTTCTTCGATTATATCCTCAAGTGCTATAATTTCAGAAAGTTCTAATACATCTGCAAGTTTGGGCGGAATTACAAGCAGCTCTTATGCACTTCAATCATATGTGGATACACAAGATAGCAATTACTATTCTTCTGCCCAAGCTTATGCAAATACTGCAAGCTTGAACGCATATAATGCTGCTTCAGGATATACTAGAAATTCTGCGTGGAATAATACAAGTGCTTCTGTTAAATATGCGTCAACTACTGGTGGAACTTTAATAGGTGGCAACTTTGACACATCAAATACATCAGTACAATTGTTCTCAACTCCCGCATCAGTTAATATTGGAAATAATTCTGGTGGCGGAGCCCAATTTATTAATATTGGAACTGGAACTATTACATCAACCAGGTCTATAAATATTGGAACATCAATATTAGGTGGAACAACCGAAACAATTAATATCGGCTCAAGTTCTGGAGGATCTGGAGTAAGAAATATTAATATTGGTACAGGAGCTAGTTTTAATAGCATTGTAATTGGTGCTGGAGGAATTTCTCAAACTGCATCAATAAATTCTAATGTTAGAATTTCTGGATCTCTGACCGTAGTGGGACCAATTGGCGGTACCATTACAAACTCTACAAACTCAGCAAGCTCCAATATTTCAGCAAGTTCTAATATTTCATCAAGTGCCATTAATGCTACAACATCATTGAATTCTGCAAGTTTGGGTGGTGTGCAAGCATCTGACTATGCTTTAGAAACAGATATTTATACAGCTCAATTGACCCCAACAACATCTATAGATCTTTTTCCAAGAACAGCTATTTCAGGAACAAGAACTCTTGGTGCTGGAACTATTTATTTTACTGGATTTGTTCCAATTAAAAACTTTACTTTAAATAGTGTTACTGTAGTTCTTACAACTACTGGAACATCATCTTTGCAATTTGGTTTATTTTCTACATCGGGATCTATAGTAACTGTTGTTGCAAGCACATCTTTTGTTGTACCATCTGGTGCAGGTGCTGTTACTGCATCTTTTTCTACGCCACAAACATTAACTTCTGGTCAAAGCTATGCGATTGGTTTCTTAGCGGTAGGAGGAACTAATCCAGTAATGGTTGGTCAAACAATTTCTACAACTAATGCTGCTATAAGCTACGGACTATTTCCATTAATGGCTGCAAACTCATCAACAACAACATATACATCAATTCCAGCCTCGGGCTCTATCACCTTGAACACTTCTACTGCGCCAGTTGCATTTGGATGGGCAAGGCTATCATGATGAAAACCTTTAACAAAAATATAGAAAAGGTATAATAGTATTATGTCATATGATTTACAAGTACTAAGAGATAATCCAATTGGATATTGGTCATTTAATAATACCAATAAAGATATTACTAAATTTGCTAATACTGCTACTGTTAGTGGATCTTATGTAGCCCCGCCTATTATTGCAAACGGCGGATATTCTTTAAGAGTAAATAATTCTACCACTGCCACAATAACCAATACCGCTGGTAAATACGAATGTTTTTCTAATAATTATCAAAATAGAACTTTTACTATTGCTTTTTGGTTTAGTTTAAATAATCAATTAAACGGTTCTGGTGCAGGAACCTACACAAATGATCAATTAACTTTATTATCAATAAAAAATGGTTCTACGATTATTGGAAAAATCGTGTATGACTATAAATCAAATACCATTAGATATACTTTTCCAGGAACAGGAAATACAGACTCCTATGCAGTAATTGAAGATTTTGACAAGCAGTATTATGTTGTTGCTGGATATTCAAATGGAAGCCATTCGTTAAATATAAATGGTGCCGATGGGTCTGGAGGTCAAATAAGTGATTTTTCAAATATTACATCTGCATCAAAAACAAATATTTCGTTTGTTGTTGCAGATTCTTCAACTACATCAAGTTTTTTAATAAACTCAGTTGAATTTTATGACTATCAATTGTCTTTAGAGCAAATAAAAAGACATATTCTTTGGGCAGGAAATGATGAAAAACCTAAATTTCAGGGATCTGTATCTGCAAGCACCTCTATGTTTTCTTTTTCAGAAAGCCAAGATGAATTAGGTTATTCAAGAACCATATCGGGTTTTGACTTTTCTAATCTTGGGGAAACAGACAAACTAAAAATAAGCAAACATGGATTAAGTGCTCTTACCATAAATACCCCTCAGTTTAATACAAATTATGACTCATCTGCATCTTATACAATAAACACATCATCTGGAATTAATTGGTCGGGAACTGCAGGAGTAGACCTTGATTTTATTCCAGAATATTTTAATATGACAACTGGGCTTACCCTATATATGACTATAAACAGAACATCTACGGGAAGCTACAATGAATACTTGTTTGGAATTTCAAATATTAATGGAAACAGCATGTTCCTTGAGTATGATGTTCCAGATGGAAATACTAATTATTATTTAAGAATGTATGATTCTTACACTGGGTCTACTACAACTATTGTTAGTTTAGCTAGTGGTCAATCAGCAAGTGCCGCAAAAATTTCAAATGTTGCTGTACAATTTTCTGGAAGTCTAGTTAGTTTATATACATCAGATAACTCTGGAATAACTGCATCTTCAACAATAACAACATCTTTAAATCTTAATCAAGGTTCCATTTTGACAATTGGAAATAGTTATCATTCAACAAAAAATCTTTATTCTTATATAGATAATTTTGGAATTACCGACAAGTATTCTGGAAGCATATCATCCATTCCGTTTGATAGTGTTTCTGTGTTTATGATGCCATTTACATCTTCAGCAACACCATTTTTGGTTAAACAGAGTGGAACATGGATTCATCAAATTCCTTCGGTAATAATACCGATGAGTAATTATTATGGAACTGTTTTTGACTGGACAACTATAGATAATTGTAAGGTTTATTATTCTATAGATAGTGGAAATACCTATAATTTAATAAATAGGTATGAAACTGCAAGCCTATATAATACTGTTGGTGTATCAAATAATATTACATTAAAAGTTCAAATAGACACTGATTATAATATAGATAAAAACTATCAGTATTTTAATAATTTATTTTATAACATATACAATCCTTTGGAATTAATTTCTGACGGAGAAATGTATTCTTTATCTGCATCCACATCTAGTATTAATCCAAATTTAACAATATCAAATGGAACAAACAATATTCTAGCAAGACAAGAAAATTTTGGAGCTAAATTTACTGGAGCACTGCCAACAAATGCTCTTATTACTCCTCCAGACTCCGCATCATATTCTGCTATTGAACTATGGTATAGACCAGATTTTATTCCTACTCAAATATTAAGAACAAATATTATAAAAAATCCATCTTTTGAAGTAACTCCAACTGCAAGTATGTTTATAACTTATAATTCAAACTATCCAGTTTCTACATCAACAGCGTCTCCAATATTTAGAACTAGAAGTTTAACTCAGTCTGCATCTTTGTCTAATGCACAATTAAGAATTGGCTTTCACAGAAATAATTCTGTATCATCTATAATATATTATTCTTGCACTCCTGGCGAAACATATACTTTTTCTTACTACATAGCAGACATAGCCCTTCCAACACCATCTGCCACTGCAAGAATAAGATTTTATAATTCTGCGGCATCTGCAACAGTTCTTTCAACTACAACATCAACAAGTATTATATCAACAAGTTCTTACACAAGAGTGTCTGTAACAGCAACTGCACCTACATCATCTACATCTTCTTTAAATGGAAATTTGATATATCCAGATTTTTATTGTCCAGTAAATACCCCATCTGCAGGATATACTGGTGCGAGATATTTGTTGGATGGAGTTTTACTAGAAGCAAGTTCAACATTAAATGAATATTTTGACGGCTCTTTTACAGGAGCATCTTGGTCGGGAACCGCAGATATTTCATCGTCAAGTATTTTGTATGCCAGTCCAGTTCATATAATAAATAATACAATAGATCAAAGCATTAACTCTTCTTCTATTGCAACTGCCCCAGCTATATATATAGATAATCTTGGAAAATTTAGATCTTTGGGAGGAATACTTTATATAAATGGAGCATCTGTAGCCGATGGAACTTATTCTGCTAGTCAAAATGAAGTTTATCATTTAACACTTGTTTTAACATCTCCAACATCATCTAGCCTATATTTAAATGGCGGGAACTTAATTATGAATTCTACAAGAAGTAAAGGCACTTATGGCTACATACAATTTTGGAATAATACACCGACATCATCAGATGTTTTAGACAGATATTCTCAATTTATTGGTAAGACAACGGCGACAATTACAGATGCAAATAATGCTAAGTTGTACTCTGTTTTGTCACCAGAATCATATGTCATAACCAATCTTGGTTAGTATATGTTACAAAATTTCGTTTTCGTAAGTAAAAATGGTAAAATCTATTTATGGGAAGAATGAATATAACAGAAGTAGAAGAGGTTAATTACGGACTTTATTTGTGGCAAACTCCAGATGGAAAGTTGGTCGTAGATGAAGAAGGTAATTATTTAAATATCGCCGCTATGAAAGGCGATATTAGAAAAATTAATATTTTGAAACAGGCGGCAAAATCTTATGGGTTAGAGGGAGAGCCTGTATGGTTTTCTGGTCATAGAAGGGTTACAGAAGACGAATACGAGTATCAAAAGCAGAGAATGGATTTAGGTTTAATTCCAGATGAACTAGATGTACCTGCAATTAAAGAAGATATTGAACAAAAAAGAAAGATGGGTTTATATAAATAATGGCAAATTTAACACCAGTTGATGACGATGACTTTGATTTTAACAAAACAATAAGTATTGTTTCGGATAAAGATCGTGTGTCAAAATCTAAAGAGCTTGAGTATGACGACCCTTTTGCTAAAAGTTGGGGGGACCTAAAGCAAATTGATGGTCTTAGTGAAAATTTTAAGCGTAGAGCTAATAGACTAGAAAAATCTTTTACTGGTGTTGATGGCGCAAAATCAAAGAAACTTGACCCGCTTGATTTAACAGGTTATTCATTATTTATGATTGTTCAGCCACCATATAATGTTATGTATTTGGCTCAACTTTTTGATCTGTCTCCATTTCATCACGCAGCAGTTGAAGCAAAGGTTGCAAATGTTATTGGTCTTGGATATGAATTTCAGGAAACACAAAAAACCTTAGACAAGGTGTCTGATGTAATGGACAATCCAGCTAAGTTAGACAAAATAAGAAGAAACATTGCTCGTGGAAAAGTAGAATTAAAAAATTATTTAGAAAAAATGAATTCGGATGATGGATTTCTTGAGACGCTTAAAAAAGTTTATACAGATTTAGAAGTTACTGGAAATGCCTACATTGAAATTGGCAGAACATCTTCTGGTCATATTGGTTACATTGGTCATATTCCTGCAATTACAATGCGTATTCGCCGACACAGAGATGGTTTTGTTCAGGTTGTATATAACCGCTACACATTCTTTAGAAACTATGGAGACACAACAACTGAAGATCAAATTGGCACAGACCCAAGACCAAACGAAGTAATTCATTTAAAAAAGTATTCTCCAACAAACACTTACTATGGAATTCCAGACATTATGTCTGCAAAAAATGCAGTGGCTGGTGATGAATTTGCTCAAAGATTTAATTTAGATTACTTTGAAAACAAAGCGGTACCAAGATACATTATTACCGTAAAGGGAGCTCGCCTTAATGCAGAATCAGAAAGAAAATTGTTAGAATTTTTCCAAACAGGTCTTAAGGGTCGTAATCACAGAACTCTTTATATCCCGCTTCCTTCAGATGGCGAAAATGCTCGTGTAGAGTTTAACATGGAACCTATTGAAGCAGGAATTCAAGATTCCTCATTTAAAGAGTATGCAATTGAATCTCGTGACCGTATTCTTTTAGCACATAGAGTTCCAATTAGCAAGCTTGGCACTCCGCAGGGTACATCTTTGGCGGGAGCAAGAGATGCCGACAAGACCTTTAAAGAGCAGGTTTGTAGACCAATGCAGGACTACATTGAAAGAAAACTTGGCGGTGTAATTTCCGAGTTAACTGATGCTTTCACACTACAATTTAATGAACTTACACTAACTGACGAAGAGACACAAGCAAGAATTGACGATGTTTATCTTAAAGATCAGGTCATTGTTCCTAATGATGTTAGACTTCGTAAGGGTATGCCACCTAGAGCGGGTGGAGATGATCCTTTGATTATTGGCGGAAAAGATGCGGCAGAAGCAAGAACTCAGGCAAACGGAACTAGACAAAGAGATCAACAAAGAAAAATAAACGCTCCCGACACTCAGGGCGAGGCTCGTAGTCCAAAGGGCGAGGGAAGAACACAGGAGTAATACGATACCGTAAATTTTGTATTGCATACAAAACTTGGTATCATTAAGTAATATGAATATTCAAAAAGCCACATGGCTAAATGGAGATCGCAAGATGAGTCTTGCCTTTCCATTTGCTAAAATAGATAAAGAAAATCGCACCGTATCTGGTTTTGCTACTTTGGATAATGTAGACAGACACGGAGATATTGTTACATCAGATGCAAGTAAGGCTGCATTTGAAAGGTTTCGTGGAAACATTCGTGAAATGCATCAACCAATTGCAGTAGGTAAAATTCTTTCATTCAATGAAGAAGACTACTATGATGCTAACGAAGGTAAAAATTATAAAGGCGTATTTGTTCAAGCATATATTTCAAAGGGTGCACAGGATACTTGGGAAAAGGTTCTTGATGGCACCCTTACAGGTTTTTCAATAGGCGGAAACATCGTTAAGGCTTCTATGGAAAAAGGCGATAACGAAACAGATGAAGAGCGTAGAGTTATTAAAGAGTATGACCTACACGAACTAAGTCTTGTTGATAATCCCGCCAACCCACTTGCGAATGTATTTTCAATTCAAAAGAACGGGGATAGTTTAATTTTTAAGGGGATGGCAACAGAAATTGAAACAGAAAATGTTTTCTGGTGCGGAACAGACCAGGTTGCTACAGCTTATTCGGGAGAAACAAAAGATTGCAGCATTTGTGGTGATTCAATGGACACCATTGGCTGGGTTGAAAAAAATGATACAGAAAAGAATTCGGCTATTCAAAAAGTAGTTGATGGCTATTTGCAAAAAGATGATGCATCTGGACCAAATCATGGTCCAAATAATATTGCATTAGAATCTGCTTCTAGCCCAATTAATTCTCAGGATACAATTAATCTTTATCCTGATCAAAATAACATCAGTACCACTCGTCAGGGTGTTATGGATGATACTAGAAAAAAAATCAGCAAAGGAGGTAGTCTCGTGACAGAAGAAAATATAGAAACTCAGGAAGCTGAAGAAATCAACGAAGTAGTTGAAGAAAGTAACGAAGATGCAGCAATTGAAAAGGCTGCGGAAGTTTCAGAAGTAGAGGTTGATGACCTAGATTTCACGAAGATGGTTACAGACCTAAAAGACTTTGTTGGTGAAAAGCTTGAGAAGAGCGCAGAAAGCGCAAAAGATAGCACAAAAGAACTAAAGAAAGCTCTTAAAGCAGAAACATCAGATTTGATAAAGAAATTTGACGAACTTTCTGCTGAAAAAGATGAGCTTGCTAAGTCCGTTGATGCTTTAAACAAACTTGTTACCGAACTACAAAAGTCTCTAACAGAGACAAATGAAAGAGTCGCATCTTATGAAAGTGACACTGCAATTAAAAAGTCTGGTGAAGTGGATAAGCCAGCAGTGGTAACAAGAGATGATGATTTTTGGCAAGGATCCTTCCTCGGAGTAAATGCCCTATAAAAACCACTATTGAAAGGTAGGTGAAAAAAATATGAGTAACGAACTTTTACAGAAAGTAATTGATACAAGCAATCTTGGTGCTAATGCCCCATTGACCACAACAGGTGACAATGGACCTACAGCACAGGGTGGTGCTGGTCTCCTTTACCCAGATCAGGCTAATCGTTTCTTGGACTACATGTGGGATGCAACAATCTTGGCTAAGTCAGCTCGTACAATCCGTATGCGCTCAAACACAACCGAAATTGATCGTCTAGCAGTTGGTCAGAGAATTATGACGGTTGCTTCAGAAGATAATCCTCGTGACTACACAAATAGCACAGGCGCAGGTTTCACTGCTGCAGGTGCAGTATTCTCAAAGATTTCTTTGACAACTCGCAAGCTTCGTCTAGACTGGGAACTTTCAGCCGAAGCTCTTGAGGATAACCTTGAGGGTCCAGACTTGGAAGATCACATCGCTCGTCTGATGGCAACACAGGCTGGTAACGATGTTGAAGATGTTCTGATTAATGGTGATGGTTCTTCAGCAGGTCTGATGGGTGCCTTTAAAGGCTTCCGCACACTTGCTAATACAAATGCACATGTCGTTGATGCACAGGGTTACGGTCTAGATAAGGCTGTATTCAACCTTGCAATCAAGACCCTGCCTCGTAAGTACAAGCAACGCCGTAATCAGCTAAGATTCTTCGCTGGTTCTAACTTGGTACAGGACTATTTGTATAACTTGACTAACACAGTTGGTAACTTCCTCCCATTTGATATCTCTTCGGGTATCATCCGTGGTGATGTGGCTGCTAACGATGGTGGTCCAGGTACCACAACGCCTTTTGCGTTTGGTATTCCAGTTATCAATGTTCCGCTAATCGATGAGACTCGTGCTGGCACATATGCTGGTGCAAGTGGTCTGCACGGTGATGTCCACTTGACATTCCCACAGAACTTTATCGTTGGTATCAAGCGTGATGTTGTTGTTTACCGTCAGTTCGTGGCAAAGAAAGATACAATTGAATACACTCTATTCATTCGTGTCGGCTGTGCCCTAGAGAACTACGATGCACATGTTCTTGTTAAGAACATTAAGGTTGCAGGTACAACCGTACCACAAGGTTCAACATTCGGCTCTATTGCAAATGGATCTGGTCTAACAGATGACACTGCAGTAAGAGGTTCAAATGTACAGCTTTTGCCAGGTACTGGAGGAGTTTCAACCTTCTAACATTAAGCGTGTTATGGGTAAAGGGAGCATATATTGGCTCCCTTTATTCATTTTTAATATTATTTGGTATAATAATTACAGAAGAGAAAGAGGAATCAAATGTCTTTTGATACTTTAAAAGTACAAGAATTGCGAGATATCGCAGAATCTTTTGCCGTAGATTTGCCAGCAAAGATTTCAAAGCAGCAGTTAATTTTGCTACTTGAAGAAGAAGGCGTAACTTACGACACATACCAAAGATTTTTTGAGAGTGAAAAACTTGAGCCACAGCCAGATCCAAGCCCAAGAGCACAAAATTTGGATGTATCTTCGCCAAATGTTGTTTTGGTAAAGATGGAAAGAGGCAATATGTCTTATCAAGTTGGAAACTATGTTTTTACTAACGAACACCCATTTGTTCCAATGACGGAACCAGATGCTCAAAGAATCTTTGACACCTATGAAGGTTTCAGATTAGCTACACCTAGAGAAGTCCAGGAATTTTACGGCTAATCTTATTGGAGGAATTTAATTGCAACAGATCCACAATGGGACTCAAGAAACAGTCACATTAGAAATTTATAAGCAAGGACAATTAACAAATGCTGACGGAGCTGTTTTAGTAAGCATAAAGGATGCAGATGATGGTACTATCCTACTATCTTCTGCATCTGCTACTAATGACCAGCCCGAAGGTCAGTATTCTTTTGAAATAACACCCGATTTAACATCTGAAAATCGGGTACTTCAAATTATTTGGTCTTACACTTTAAGTGGGGATTCAACATCACAAACACAATATGCACAGGTAGTTACTCCGTATGCTCTAGTTAGCGATATTGTTGATTACTATAATATTGGAACAAAACCATCAGAAATAAACTATTATTCACAGTCACAAATATTGTCAGCAGAACAAATTGCAAGAACAATGATTAATAATTATACTAGCCTAGATTTTGGAAGAAGATATGGTTTTCAAGAGATTTTTGGCTCTGGTAGCGATGCATTGGAGCTAACTGAAAAAATGCTATATGTAGATAAAATTTACGAAAATGATGTTTTGCAGGTGGATTATACTGCTAGTCCAGCATACAATGTTTTTGGATACGATGTAGAATTAAGTCCTACTGGAAAAGTTGTTAGAATTGTAAATACATTTGGAAATGTTAGGTACGACAATCAGGTAGATCCAACCATCCTGTATTATGGCAAATTTCGGGATAATTCCCGCTATAAAATTTATGGAGAAATTGGGTATAATTATGTACCACAAGATATTAAACTTTGCTCTCTGTTGCTTGTAGGGGATTTATTAAGCAATGACGCAGCATGGCGTACTAAGTATTTAAAAAAGGTAAACCTTGCCGAAGTAACTTTTGAACTAGCGGCGGGAGCTTTTAATGGTACTGGAAATGTCATTGTTGACGGAATCCTAGATCAATATCGCAACTACAATATTGTGGTGATTTAAATGTCTATATTTCAACTTAATTCATATGTAAATACATTTATGAATATGTCTGCAGATATCTTTGTTCAAAAAAATGTCCAATCTGAAAGTGGTGCAATGACTCGTCAATGGGTATATGATCAAACAATTCATTGTAAAGTTATGTCCGTTCAAGATAAAGGTGGTCGTGGTGTATCAGATGACAAACAATATAGCACTGGTACTAGCGGATACATTGAAGATGTTCATGTAAAAATGCAATCTCCAATAAGACTTAGCAAAAGATGGCGGGTAGGAAATGTTGTTTCTGCTGCAGGAGAAAGAATATTTATTGAACCAGACAAATTGGATCTTGGAGATACAATTTTTGACATTGTTTCTAATCACCCCGTTTTAGACCCATTTGGACAAATTGCTTATTATGCTATTAATTTACGAAGGGCACAGGTTCAGAATAATGATATCGTTACAGTTTAAGAACATAGATGCTTTATATAAAGAATTAGATAAAAAAGTTATTGGTATTGGCGAACTTATGAAACCATCTACAAAAAATGAAGTTTCTAAAGCACTTTTTACACTTACTGGCAAAAAGTTTTTAAAAGATATTGCAATTGCAGCCAGATTAGACCCACAAAAATTTTTCCATGTTTTTGAGTGGGGGCAATTGGGTAGTCCTTCTGGAAAATTGTTTATAATAAAAAGAACAAGGGTTGTAAATGGTAATCTTAGTATTAATTTTGCTTTTACTAAATCAAAAAAGAATGTTCCAGTTCCAGCTAGAATTAGAAATAAAGTTAAAAAAAGAAGTGTTTTTGCTAATAAAGCTGAAGTCATGGAATCTGGAAAACCCGTATCATTTACCACAAAACAAACAATTGTTTTTTTAAGTAAAAAAAATGGAAATGTTCGTTTTGTTGGACCTGGTGTCTTGATAAACATACAAAATCCTGGCGGAAAAAGAACTACTGGATCTTTTGCAAAATATGCTAATACTTGGTATTTAAAAAAATCCAATATTGTGTTAAATTCATCTGGTCTAATAAATGCTTTAGGTAAATCAGTAAGTTCGGCATTAAATAAAAAGGGTGCGGGACCAGAAGAAGCAAGAATTGCCATTTCTAATACTGCTCAAAAATATTCGCAAGGAGTAACTGAGTTCTAATGTCTAATTATAATACATTACCAATATTTGAAATAAATCGATATATTTGGGATAAACTAAAATCTAATCAGATACTTGACGAGAATAATTATTATACAGATGAATTTATGGAAATTTTAACACCAATAGTTCCAGCTCAGCAAATTCCAGAATTTAATAATTTGCTTCCAGGTCAAACCTACCTTATTTATGATTATGAAGATAAGCCAAGTCCAGAAAATTGGTGGATATCGGAGCAAATACTTACTTATTCTATTGTCTCTCCAAATTATGATACGATTAATCAAATTATGAATATGTTAAAGGATACTTTTAGAAGATATGATGATTCTGCAAAAGATCTTAATACATGGTCTGGAAAATCTGGATATTACAATTTTCATTTTATATATGTTGATAGCGTAATTTCACCACAACATTTTGCTAGTGAAGGTGGATTTATGATGGGTGAAGTTCAAATATGTATATCTTACGCAAGAAATTTAGATTCGGGTGGCAGATTTTCTTAATTCGCATTTAGTATGTTTTGTGATACAATTAAGTCGAGGAAGAGAAAATTGCCAATATTCTAAAAAAGAATAGAGGTGAAAATAAATTATGGCAGATGTAAAAAATATTATCGTTGGTGCCGCTCAGATTTTTATATCTACTGGCACTGGCACAAACCGTCCAATTACAACACCAAGTGCTCTTGGATTTACAGCATCAGTTAGTGCTAGAACAGCACTTTCTGCATCAAACTCCTGGAGAGATGTTGGTTACACCAATGCTGGTCTTGAGGTTTCTTATGAGCCAGGCTACAACGATGTGATGGTTGATCAGCTACTTGACGCAGCTCGTTTGTTCAAGTCAACAATTAAGGTTATGCTTAAGACTGAATTGACTGAAGGTACACTTCAGAATATCAACTTGGTATTTGGTCAGCAGGAAACAATTACTGCATACTCAGGTTCAACCGCTTCAACATACAACATTCTAAGTGGTTCTTACTCAGGTTCAACTGGTTCGGCTGGATCAGCGGTCTTGAATATTTCTGGTGGCGCACTAGGTGATGCTCCTGTAGAGCGTTCACTTGTTGCTGTTGGTAATGCCCCTGGTAAGCTAACAGTAAGTGCTTCGGCTAACAGTGATGGTACTGCTGTTGCTTCAGGTGCTAAGTCAGAGCGTGTATATGTTGCTCGCCGTGTTGTACAAATTGAAGCGTCTTCTCATGGTCTAAAGCGTGATGCTGCAACTGTATTCCCAGTTCAGTTCCGTTGTCTACCAGACGATGACAATCAGTACGATGGTGCAGAATATGGTCTTATTATTGACCGTGTTCTTTCAGCTAGCTGGAGTTAATATCCAAAAAGCTTTAGTAAATGCCCTCCCAGAAATGGGGGGGCATTTATGTATTAAATAATACTTTTGGTATAATTCTATTATACAAACAAAGGAGGTTGCTGTGGCAACAACAGTATATGATGTTGAGGAAATTCAACTATCAAATGGTGAGACATTAGTTATCAAACCACTTACAATTAAACACTTAAAGAAATTCTTAAAAGTAATGAAGAAAATGGAAGATCCAAAAATTGAATCAGAAGAACAAGTTATGGAAATCTTTGTTGAAGGTGCAATGGTTTGCCTAGAGCAGCTAAAGCCATCACTTGCAGAAGATCTTGAAACCTTTGAAGAGGTTATCGAAGTTCCTACACTTATGAAAATTTTAGAAGTTGCTGGAGGCTTGAAGTTGAATGACCCAAACCTAAGCGCAGCGAATCTAGCTGGGATCAACTAGACCTCGCTGAACTAGAGGCAGAAGTTTTTCTTCTGGGTCATTGGAAAAATTATGATGATTTGGAAGCCAGTTTGTCTGTTGAAGAATTGCTTGCTACACTCAAAGCAATATATAGCAAAGAAGATAGATTTAATAGATTTCAGGCTGCGCTACAAGGTGTGGACATTGACGAACAGTCAAATGAAGAAGAGACTGTATCAGATATTAAAACCCTTACAGGGTACAGTGCATCCAAAGCAGGATTTGGCATTGGTCTTGGTCTGGGATATGTGGAGGGGTAGTAAGTGGTAAATCGCATTGACATTGAAGTTAGTGCTAGGGGAAACTTTAGTCAACTTAATGCTCAGATAGCCGAGTTAAAGGCTGCAGTTGCACAACTGCAGTCTAAACCACTTTTAGGCGATACTGGTAGAGCTACTACCGCTCAACTTGCTCAAATACAAACACAGTTCGATAAGATGCTTTTGGCAACAAGAGCGTTTAATGTTGAAACTGTTAAAATGTCAAATGCTGTTGACAATTTTGGAAACAGGCTACAAGCAGGAAAACTACACTTCTCAGAATACGCCCGCATATATAGTCAAACAATGAAGGGCATGCGTACAGAGCTAGATTCTCTCGCAGAAGCCCAAGCAAGAGTTGCAAAATCTGTTATTTTGCCAGACGCATTAAAAACTGGATATGCAAGAGTAATTACAAATTTAACATCCGACCTTAAAACACTTAATGCCGCTGAAGAGGCAGCAATAATAAAAACAAGAGCATTAAATTCTGTTATTCATGGCATGGGAACATCTCTTGTCAACATGGGTAAAAATACACAGTGGGCAGGTCGTCAGCTTACTGTTGGTCTTACTGTTCCTGTTGCAGCTTTTGGTGCAATGGCTGCTAAGGTGTTTAAAGATGTGAATACAGAACTTACCAGAATGCAGAGAATGTATGGAACTGGACTTACACTTCCTAGCGAACAAGAAATATCAAAGGTATCAGCCGCAATTATAGATCTTAGCAAAAAGGTTGCTGAGAACATGGGTATTGCACAAAAAGAAACAGTTACTGCTGCTGCTAATTTTGCTGCTGTTGGTACAACTGGAGACGCACTTATAACTGCAACAGAGCAAGCGATGAGACTTTCTAAACTTGGTGCTGTTAATGCAGATACTGCACAAAAAACAATTACATCTTTGCAAACTACATTTAGGGTTGGCACTAAAGATGTAGCAGAAGCAGTAAACTTTTTAAATGATATTCAAAAGCAGACATCTACAGATTTGCAAGATTTAACAGATGCAATACCTCGTGTTGGTCCTATTGTTGCTCAGCTTGGTGGTACATACAAAGACACCGCTGTTATGATGGTAGCAATGAAAGAGGCTGGAGTTCCAGCAGCACAATCTGCAAACGCAATCAAATCTGCGGTAGCATCTATGATTGGTCCAACTCGTCAAGCCCGTGATGAATTTGAAAAATATGGAATCAGTCTTACAAAAATAAAAGATGATACTCAAGGCAACCCAATCAAAATGGTTGAAGCTTTACAAGATTCTCTTAAAAAATTATCCCCACTCGTTCAAGCGCAATTAATTGAAAAACTTTTTGGTAAGTTTCAGTTTGCTCGTGTTACCGCCCTTATTGACAATTTGGGTCGTGCTGGAAGTCAGACTCAAAATGCTTTTCTTGTAGCAAAGGCAAGTGCTGGAGAATTGGCAAAATTAGCAAATCAGGAAATGAAAATTGCTACAGAATCAACTACCGCAAAATGGTCTAGAGCTTTAGAAGGATTTAAAGCAACGCTAATGCCACTAGGTGAAAAATTTATGAAATTTGGAACAAAAGTTTTAGATTTCTTTTCAAAAGTAATGCATTTCTTAGACAAATTTAAACCATTAGAAAATTTTTTGGTTAGTGTACTTGGCGGAGCTGCAATTATTGGTCCAGTTCTAATGCTTGTTGGTCTATTTGGAAACCTTGTCGGTAACATTATTAAAGGTGTTAATTACTTTAGAATGTTTGCTCAAGGAGTAAAATCTGGCGGTATTGTAGAAGGCTTTAGAAGTATGGCTAACTTCTTTGAAATGATTAATATTGAAACTTTAGCTTCTTCAAAGAATATGGATGGTCTAACCACATCAACCGAAAAGACTGTAAAAGCTTTTGAAGTATTAAACCAAGAAATTGGAATTATGACTAGAAGTCTTAATGAAGTATTTGCTCGTAGTAGCAGAATGCCGATAATTGCATCTCCATATGCACAACAAACACTTTCCGAACTGCAGTACACAAATCCAAATTATAATAAAAATGCTGGAGCCACGGAAGGTATAGAAAGACCACACATGTTCCCCGCAGCAAGAACATGGGGCGGTTGGATATCAAACGAACAAAATATTCAGGGTCAACATTTAATGCTTCAAAGATTTTTGTCAAACCCTTCCATGTTTCCTAGCACATCTGACCAAGAATCTTGGATGAGAAAAGGTACATCGGAGCAGTGGGGAAGACCAGTTCCAGCAGGTGGTCTTGCTGCAGAACTTCAAAAGAAATTTGGCAAAGAAGATGTAATTTATGGACCAAAATTTGGGGTTCAAAAGGAAGAAGTTTATACTAGAGGCTTCCAGAAACTTCAGATGATTAAAGATGAAATACTTACTGGACAAATAGCTGCAGACTCAAAAGCAGCGGCAGAGATGGAAAAAATTGCAGCAATGCCGATGGAAGAACAAACAGCGGCTCTTTCAGCAGTTATTGATCGTGTGGTATTTAGTGAAGAGCAGTATTTTAGAAATTTGATAGAAACTTTGGTTCAAAGTCAAGCACTTCTTTCTGCTCCAGAAGAAATGTTAAAAACAGTAGATGTTAAAATTAAGTCTGTAATGTCAGATCCAACTATTGCAGATAAACCAGCAGAAATACAAAAAGTAATCTCTGACTTTAATAGAGATTTTAAACTTCTTGGAGGAACTATTGTAGAAGATATCAGTGCCTATAGACTTTTGGTAGAACAAGCAATTATTAGTACAAATAGTGCATTTGAGGCGGCAATTGTCGCAGCAGAATTTAGAGCTGGAATTGTCACTGGTGCTGAAATGTCTGGAGGAATTAGAAGAGCAACACTTGGAAAAATTGCAAGTATGGATAAACACCCATTAGAACAGGCACTTGGATTTACAAGAGAGGTTCCAAAAGGTTTTCAAACTGGTGGAGCAATTCATGCACAGGATGGTGTATGGGTGCCAGGAACTGGTTCTGGAGACAGAGTTCCCGCAATGCTTGAGCCAGGAGAATTTGTTGTTAATCGTAATGCTGCTAAACAATATGGCGGGCTACTAGAGCATCTTAACTGGAAAGCTGCTCCAAGATTTGGATCTGGTGGAAAAAATCCTAGCTCTGCTCCTGTTGGAATAAGAGGATATGTTACTGGAGATGAAGTTGACGGATTGCCAAAACCACATTTTGCACATATTCAAGAGCGACTTGATTTTGGAAGTACTGAAGATATTAAAAAAGCATTAATGGGATACTTAATGTATACTCCTCAAAAAAATTCAAATATTTCAAAAGTAATAAGCCATTTCTTGTCGTTAGCTGAAACTAATCCAGAATTACTAAAAGGTTTTAGATTTGTTGGAAATATGGGTCTTGATGTAGATGAAGAAATTAACACTCTATTAAGAACAAAAGGTGTAAGTCCAGTAAGATTAATTCAAAATTTAAATGATAGATATAATTTAACCAATCATCCTTACGAGCAAATGTTAAAAGCAATTGGTCTTTCAGATAATGAAATTGATAGAGTTAAGCCAATATTGCATAGAAACATTACAAAATCTTTATCTAGAGTAAAAATAGATTCTGTAAACGATCCATATTTATATAATCTTTTGCCAAGAGTTGTAGAAGGAACTCTTAAATCCACTGGGTTTGAATCAGCTATACCAAAACTTTATGCAGTTAGAGAAGTAAGAACGCCAGGATTATTGCTAAAAGATGTTGAAAGATTAGGCTTAAAACCAGGTTATACTTGGGGAACATCTACAAAAAGTAGATTTTTTGAAGGATTTAGACAAACACTTTTATCTAGACAAAAGGGCGGTGGTATCCCAGGATATCAAAGTGGATTAACAACATTCCCCGAACTTGAGGGACTTCGTAGACCTCAACAGGAAAAAGTTATCAAAGACTATGTTTCTCAATATCTGCCAAAATCAACAGCCATGCAAATGCTGGAGTCCGAGATTCTTTCCGCTGTAACGCCAAGCCAATTAGGTCTTTTAAGGTCGGGCTACGGTACAGAAGTAATGGCTATGAATCCCGAACTGAAAAAGGTTTTAGAAAAATATACAATTTTAGAACAAGTTTCTAGATTTAGACCTGGACGCTTACCAGAAAAAGGTCAGTTAAATATAATGAATACCAAAGGTTTGAATGAAAGATTTTTATTAGAAATGACTAAAAACAGTTTTGAGTCTTGGCATCCAAAAACTATGCTGGCAACAAGTCCAAAATCAGAATTGTTTACTGTATCTCTTGCACAAGCAATTAAAGAACAATATAACAGAATTGGTGGCATTGGAATTGCTCCAGAAGAACTAAGCCTAAGTCCTTATAGTGAAAGATTGCTTAAAAATTTGCAGAAAAGAGGAATGCAAACTGATGCTTCAATGTCAGTAATCAATGGGCTAACAGAAGAATATGATAAAAATGATTATGGTTTTTCAGATGCAAAAACTGTAACTAGAGGCAGACTAGATATACTATTAAGAAAAATAACAAATGGATTATTTAATGATTTTTTGTATGTAGACAGTCCTTTTACTACTCGCTCAAATAATCCTTTTGGAGCAGTAACACCTATTGTTGGTGCAAAATTAAGCCAAATAGAAGCACTTCCAAAAATTTCAGAAATAGAAGCCAGAAAAACTTTAATGGGTTGGCTAAAAGCA